ATGCGTGGGTGTCTGGCAATGCGTGGGTGTACGGCAATGCGCGTGTGTACGGCGATGCGCGTGTGTACGGCGATGCGCGTGTGTTTGGCGATGCACAGGTGTCTGGCAATGCACAGGTGTTTGGCGATGCACAGGTGTCTGGCGATGCACAGGTGTCTGGCAATGCGTGGGCGCACAGTCCGTTGTACATCCAAGGCACACGTCATGCTGTGACCTTAGCAAGTCACACTCAAATTGCAATTGGTTGTCACATTCATAATATTGAATACTGGAAAAAGCATTACCGTGCGATTGGAAAGGTAGAGTCATACACCAAAGAACAGATTGCAGAATATCGCGCATATATCAACTTGTGTGCAAAAGCTGCCAAGCAATTCGTTGTAAACAAATAGGAGAGAACATGTCACGAAAGTATTTACCAGAAAACGTCTATAGCTTCACAACTACGCTAAGTGACGGGTACTTGGCAAGAGTTTTGGAGGAAGTGGCAGCGGATACTGATTTCGTCATTGTGACGGAACATCACACGCTGTCGGGGGAAAGTGAGAAAGCTACATTAGCGGTGCGCAAGACTATCACACCTTTGGGGTATTTTTTTCCCGGCCTTAAGTTGGCAGGGAAGCCTCTTGTGGATTGGTTCCATGAGGCTATCAAGAGCATCGAGGATGACGCCAATACTAGTGCGTGGTCCTCTGTGGTACTTGAGGGTGACCCTGATGCCGTGGCCGAGGAGCTTGAACGAATCGGCAACGAGGTTAGGCGCATCAAGAACATCAAGGATGGCCGCGTGGTAAGGGTGTACGTCGAATCATTCTAGTAAAGAGTGGGGCAGGCAACTGCCCCTGATCGGTAAAGGAGAATTATAAAATGGAAGAATTCGCAAAAGGACTAGGGGTTATCGTGACCTTTCTAGTTATCCTCACAGTAGTTGCATTGCTTATTGCATTGCCGACGCTGTTAATCGTTAACTATCTGTTTACATCGGCAGTTCTTTTAGCTGTATTCGGCATTCCGGCCTTGACGTTCTGGAAGGCATTTTGGCTTACCGTTCTGTCGGGAATTCTGTTTAAGTCAACAGGCGGCAAGTAGGATAAACAATGACCGAGCAAGAGCTAGCTCTCAAGAGGGCAAAAAGGCAGTTTGGTACTACGGCATTTACGGAACATCACGTCAACTATCGGCGCGTGGGGTTTAAGAGTGGCGGGAAGGTTATCTCCGCTGTAGCCGATACATGGGATGATGCAATTCAAGACCTTTTGTTCAAAGCGCTTTTTGAGGTCAATGTGGTACTTGACAAGATACTGAAAGGGTGATAGTGTTTATCCATGAACCATTTGACACAAGACGAGATTAAAAAGCTTCTGAGGGAAATTCCTAACGAGCGTCAGCGCTTGATGCTCAAGGTCGGGTTTCTTCACGGATTACGCATTTCGGAGCTAATAAACCTTACCAGAGAAAACATTCGGGACGGTTACGTTAGTGTGCAACGGCTGAAGGGTTCGAACAAGACTGTGCAGCCGTTCGTGAAGCATCCAGACCAAGAGATAAGTGAGGCAGAGGGCCTGACGGAACTGTTTGGTACTCTGAAAGCAGGGGAAATTGTGTTCCCTATAACTCGCGGAGGAGCTTACAAGCTGATGCAGAGAGCAGGAAAGAGGGCCGGTCTGCCCACACATAAGTTACACCCGCACTCGCTTAAACATTCTTGCGCTATGGCTGTAGTGAACAAGATAGGGATTCAGGAATTGCGGACGTATCTGGGCCACAAATCTCTTAACAGCACGGGGGCCTACCTGAAGGAATCTGATGAGACAGCGAGCCGAGCGTTCGCGGGAGCATTCTAAGGCATGAAGACATACGTTGGGTCAACCCATACGGTTAACTTCTTGAAACCGAAGAAGCTAAAGAAGTTGGCAGAAATTGCTGTCAAAACACTTAATACAATGTCTGACAAGTATGACACTCTTGTGTTCTGCGGGATTTCAGGAGCTATTATCGGACCGATGGTTGCTCTTGTTGTAGGTAAAGAGATGATACTGGTACGCAAGAAAAGCGATGAACGGCACTCGTCATATGATGTAGCAGGCTATACTTCTCCTAAAAAGTATATCATCATTGATGATTTTGTGGACACTGGAAAAACTGCAAAGCATGTCCAAAAGGAGATGTACAAGTTTCAACCAAAAGCCGAGTGTCTAGGTGTTCTGTCAGTTCAAGAACTGGTAGGAGCATGTACAAAGTACAGACCGAAACGAAAAGGTCTTGACGCCCACTGCAATCTAACCGAAGTAGAACTACAAGACAGCTATTGACATTACGAAAGGACTGTGGTATAGTATACATTATGACTAGCAAATGGAAAACAATTCGGCACAAACCAGTCCCGCCTGCACAGCGTTTGCCCCTTCACGAGGAACTCGATGCAATCCGGGGCGGGGATGCAGCGTTTAAGGCAAGGATACCGTTTTATAATTGCCCGTATACTATACCAACTCTTAAAAACGCTTGGATTCGAGGGTTCAAACGGTCTGAGCGTGACTGGAATGAAAGCCTGAAACGTAGCTCAAGGTTGCAGGAAACACTAGAGTTGGAAGAAGTTGAGGGATAAATGGCAAAACCTAAACCAGCACTGTTAGACTTCCCACTGCCAGACGGTGTTGCCATGGGTGATTTCGTGGCCTACTACGATGAGGGCTGGTATTACGGGAGACTGGTAGAGAAGAAAGGACACCAGCTAGCAGTGTTGGATGGCAACAAACCATCCCCTAAAGAACGCAAAGTGTGGGTCGATTTATCGGACGTTAAAAAGGTCTAATGAGCGAAGTTGATAGTTTCATTGCAAAGTTTTCAGGACTAACTGAAGAGTACAAGTTTTATGATGGTCAGCTTACTCTTCAATACGACCCGAAAGATCACGTATACCTGCTGCTGATGCCCGATGGTACTTTGGAGAAGCAGGCAGGCGTTACATCCGTATGCCACATTCTTGACAAATCTAATGTGCTAATTCCTTGGGCTTGCAAGATGATGGCGCAAAAGTTACAGACATATACTGACTCTATCTTTGGTACTTCTGAAGCAGCTACATTTGCGAAGAAGGATTTAGAAGAATGGATCAAGAAGGCGAAGTCTGCACACCGGGACAAGCTTGAAGACGCGGGCGCGGTAGGTCACACTGCCCATGCATGGATTGAGAAGTACATTCAATGGGCAATGGATGAAACACATGTGTTAGACTTGATGCCTTTTGACGAACGTGCAAAGAATGCATGTTTAGCAGCGCTTGATTGGATGGAGAAACACAATGTCAGGTGGATCGGGACGGAAAGGAAGATTTACAGCCGAAAGCATAAGTATGCTGGCACAATGGATGGTTTATGTTTGGCTGATTCTTGCGATAATCCTAACTGCTGCCGTCATGCATTCAAAGATCGACTCACTTTGGGAGATTGGAAAACCAGTAACTACCTTTACGTCGAGTTCATCCTACAAACCGCTGCCTATAAACAGGCATACGAAGAGGAGATGGGACAACACGTAGAAGATGTATGGATCATTCGGCTGGGAAAGGACGATGCCGCATTTGATGCATGGCATGTGGACCTACCAACAGCCGAGCATGGATGGGATGCATTTCTTAAAGCACTGGACCTGAGCCGAGCAATGGTACTTGTAGAAGACGATGTGGTACTCATGAAAGACTATCGCAAGGACAAGATTCGAGCGGCCAAGGCTGTCAAGAAGGCCGAGAATCTGAAAGTGAAGTGTAAGGGAGCAGACAAGTATAAAGGGACACGCGCTCCCAAGTGTAATAAGGGTAATCCTTGTGAAAGTTGTGTCAAGAAGTATGCCGAGGCGCAAGATGCTAAGGCACAGAAGCTAAAGAGTTTAGGAGAATACAAAGCTGTAAAGAAACTGAAGGTACAAATTGTACCGAGCACGGAAATTCTAAAATCTTTGCAAAAACTGCTTGACAAATACTGAGACGTTTGGTATACTGGATTTGAGATTGAGAGAGGGGCAATCACATGAAAAAGCAAAAGTTTAAATTGACCGCAAGTGAAGGCAGTCCCAAGAAGTTGCCGGAACTGACGGTTTTTCTTCGCACAAAGGGAAAAGACGATGACGGCAGCTACCATGTTACGCTAGTTGTCGGTGACAAGGAAGTGCTCCATCTTTATGAAGATGGTGATTACATTTTTGCTGATGAGGCTTTGGTCACTCTCGGATTCAAACTATTTTGACAGCTAAGATTTATCAACATGGGGTAGCAGAGGTTCCTGATCGGGCGATCTACTGCTACCCCACTACGGGAATATAGGAGAAAAATGGGAACAGAATTGACAGTCTTAAACAACACCAGCACGGCTATCAAACAGGGTGGACTTGGCGTTGATTTCAACAATCCACTATTTAGGCTTGAACCGGCAACACTTTCCATCGTACAGAAAAGCTCAACGATAGAAGGGGCCAAACAAGGTTTTTTGCGCATCTCTGAAACAGGGGATCAGTTTGAAACTGTGTGGGCAACGTTACTAGGAATGCCGACTGAGGGAAGGCAGTATCACATCGGTGATCGAAACGAGATGAACCGCACACCTGAGAATTTAGTTTGCTGGAGTTCTGATATGATTGTACCGCACGATAAGGCACGAATTCCGCAGGCAATCAACTGTGCAAGCTGCGCAAGGGCCGATTGGACCCCGTGGCGCGAGTACAAGGAAAAGAATAACGGAAAGACGAACAAGGTATTGATCCCACCTTGCGATTCAAGTTACAAGGCGTTGCTGATCGATGACCAGTACAAGCTTCCTCTACGTATGTTTATCCGCTCAGATAATCGCGGACCATTCGAAGAGGGTATGAAGAACCTAGCACGCGTTATTGCGATGCAGAAGGCGAAGGGAAAGAATCCAAACATCTTTGATGTGAAGTTCAAGATTGCTACAAAGCTGACAACCAAGGGAAAGTATACATATTACATTCTCAAGTTCTCAGACTTCACACCGATTACTGAAGAAGAACGCGAGCAGTTTGGAGCAGTCTATCTTCAATATGTTTCACAGACAGCACGCAAGCAGGAAGCTAAGGCAGTTGCCGAGGAAGAATCTGCCACTGATTTGGCTAATGAGGCAATTGATGCGGGAGTTACAGACGGTGAGTACGTAGGTAAGGATGAGGAGATTCCATTCTAATATGAGAAGCTTAATCATTTTCGTATTGTTATGTGGGTTGGTAATTGTGCCAACCCCTGTGCAGTCTGAAAGCAAACCAGCAGCGCCACACTATGACCCATACCAACTGTATGAACAGCAGTTCGATGCTCAGATGGAGCAGGTCAATATTGACATGGAAGCGTATTCGAATACGGAATGCACGGATAAGACCTTTCCGGCGATTGCTCACCTATATGTCAACGAGTATAACAAGTTCTTGGACCTTTGGAAGTCGCGTCCAAAGGGTGAGGACAATCTCACTAAGTATAAGCAGGCAGAAATCTTTTTGGGACTGACGGAGCTTTCGGAAAGCATTGATAAAGATAAGAACAAATGCCTACGCGATGCATTCCCAGCGACAACGCCAGCGACACCGGCGACACCGGCGACACCGGCTACACCGGGTAACGGCACAACGTAGGAAAGGAACACAATGAAGCTCGCAGAGTACCTTGACAAAGACAAGCTGAGACATCACATCAACACGGGGCTGGTGATGGAACGTT